ATCAGGGCTGTTTAACGGTGCTGCGTATTTAACCTATCCTGATCACGTCGATTTTGATTTCGGCAGCGGAGATTTCACGGTCGATTTTTTTGTACGGATGGCGGCACTCGGGACGCAGTATGGTTTTTTCGGCAAGACCAACGCCTCCATCACCACCGGCTACTATCTCTACGTCAACACCAGCGGCACGTTGCAATTTGCTTGGCTGCCAAGCGACGGCCCGATCATTTCCTATCAAAGCGCACCATTGCTGCTCGACACCAACTGGCACCACATCGCGGTGGTTCGCAGCGGCACGATGATCAATACCTATTTTGACGGTGTGCTGGCGGCGCAGGGACCGATCAACGCTGGCGCATCGATTGTGGCAAACACCAATGCTTTCACAATCGGTCGGCTTGGCGATTTCACAGCGATCCCGCTCAACGGCAACATCGACGAATTTCGTCTGACCAAGGGCATCGCGAGGTGGACGGCAAACTTCACGCCGCCAACCGCGCCGTACTCATGAGGTGACCTATGGCTGCACTTGATTTCCCCGGCACGCCGCTCGTCGGCGACCGTTATCCGACCCCGCCAGTTGCGGGCATTACGACCTACACTTGGGACGGAGAAAAGTGGACGACGTCAGGCCCCGGCATCATCACTTCCGGCGGTGCTTCTGCTCCGCCGCTGCCGGACGGAGCAGCGGCCGTTGTCGGCACTTCCGACAAGTTCGCCCGCGAGGATCACGTTCACCCGGAGCATCTCGTGCTGCCGGTGGCGGCGACTTATCAGGAGTTCATCGCCAACTCGCAGCCGGACAAGATGATGACGTCGGGCGCGATGTGGGCGGCGGTGCTGAACTGGACTGCCTTGGTGGAAGCGACGAACGTCGCCACGCCGAACATGGCGCTGGGCCTCGATTTTCTTTGGCAGCCGACCGGCGGCGGCAAGACGCTGGCGAACCCGCAAAATGCCAAGCGCGGCCAGAAGGGATTGATCTACCTGAACCCCAGCGTCGCCACCTTCACGGTCACAACGTGGGGGTCGGCGTGGAAATTTCCGAATGCGGTGAAGCCGGTGCTGACTGCTCGAGCCGGTGCGCTCGACATCATCTCGTATTCGGTGTTTGACCCGACGCTCATAGCGTGCGTGTTCTTGGCGGATGTCAGCTAGATGTTTGCCGGGATCACACCACCGTTGCTGGGCGGCGCTCGCAAACGGCCGCTGACGCAGCAGTTGGTGTACCTGACGGCGGTGGGCGCCGCCAACTGGACGGTCCCCGACGACTGGACCGACGACAAGAACACTATCGAGTGTATTGGCGGCGGCAGTGGCAGCTACGGCGGTGGTCCTGCTGGCGGCGGTTACGGCGGCGGCGGCGGGGCCTATGCCAAGAAAAGCAACGTCGCGCTCATTCCGCGTCAGGTCTGCCCGGTCAATATCGGCAATGGCGGGGCGTGGCAGAGCGTCGGCGGCGATAGCTGGCTCAAGAACCAAGCGGGTACCGTCCTGTGCCTCGCGCAGGGCGGCGGCGGCACCAATCCCGGCTTTGCCTCCAACTGCGTTGGCGACGTCAGGCTGGATGGCGGCACCGGCGGCAGCAACAGCGGAGGCTATAACGGCGGCGGCGCCGGTGGCGCGGCCGGGCCAAGTTCAGCGGGCGGTCCCGGCGGTGCCGGGGCTACCGGAGTTGTTGGCGGCAGCGGCGGCGGCGCCGGTGGCGTTTACAACGGCGGCTATTCTGCCACCGCGAGCGGCGCAGGGGCTGGCGGCGGGCCGGGCGCCGGTGCGGGCGGCATCGATGACGGGACGCAAGCCGGGGCTGACGGCAAGGACGCCGTCACCGGCGGCGGAGGCGGCGGCGGCTTTCTGACCAAGAGTGACATTTCCGGCAGGGGCGGCAATGGCGGCAACGGCACTCATTGGGACGCCTCGCACGGCGCCGGTGGTGGCGGCGGCGGGACGTCGCAAAGCGTCAACCCCAGCGGGAAGGGCGGCAACGGCGGTCTTTACGGCGGTGGCGGCGGCGGGTCCGGCCAACACAGCGGCAGCACAGTCGGCTATGGTGTGGGGGCGCAGGGCATCATCCGCATCACATGGGGCTGACGAATGATGCTCGCGCTGGTCATGCTGACGCAACTCGACGGCAACCCGGTGTGGGTCGAGAGTACGGCGGTGCAAGCGATCAGACCGGCGATCCGCAGCCACTGCCAAGTGCCGCACGGCTCCGCCATCCGGCTCAGCGGCATTGGCCTGTGTGTGCGCGAGACACCCGACGAAGTCAGAGAAAAGATCGGGAGCGCAAAGTGAAATAGGAGGCGCGGCCATGATAAAAATTTCCGGTCTGTGCAGTACCTTCGGAGGCCCCGATGACCTTGGAATGTCCGAAAGCGAAGGTCTCGCATTCGTCTACGAGATCATGGACGCGCCACATCTGTTCCTTCCTTACCAGCCTGAAGGTACCACCGGATTGGCCCGTCGGCTCAATCCTCATGTACACTACATCGCGGCCCGCTTTGACTACTCGCAAATCTCGAAGGAGGAATTGCTGGTGGCGACGGCGACGCTTTACAATCCCAGAACAAAAATCCTGATGGAGGGTTGCTTCTGTGCTGACTGGGGGCCGGGAGAGCAGACCGGCCGGGCGCTCGATCTCTCGCCGTCACTCGCCCGCGATCTGGGTCTGACTACTGACGATTTTGTCGAGGCCGAAATCTACAAGCAGGGTGAAGAGGAGGAGTTGATCGCATGAAGAAGTTTCTGTTCGCGCTCGTCGCCGCGCTGGTGATCCCGTCGGTCGCCGACGCCAAGCGCACCAAGGTCCGCATCTACAAGCCGTCGGCTCCGGCGCAGCAGCCAGCCGACGTCGCGCTGATGGCGGTCGTGCCAGCAGCAGTGGCGTTCGACATCATCCGTCGCACCTCGTGCGACCCGAGGATCGCCGTCAGCACCGGACCCGGCGATCCCGGCTTTGATCCGAACGGGCCGAAAACCGGGAACTTTATTATCCCGGCGATCTTCCGTAAGGAGTGCGCGGCTCAACCGAGGAGATAGGCCATGATCGAAGGCGTCATCACGCTGCTCATCTACGTCTGCCTTTTGGCGCTCGCCGTTTACTTGGTGATCTACGTTCTTGGTGTCATCGGCGTCGTGCTGCCGCCCAAGGTGGTGCAGATCATCTGGGTGATCGTCATGCTTGTCGTCGTTCTCATGATTTTGCGGGTGGTACTTCCGCATATGGGGATCAGACTGGCCGGAGCCTTGCTGCCTCTGCTGGCGTGAAGCGCCGGTGATTTGACCGGGGGCCAGCGAGGCCCTACTATTGCTGCACGCTTCGTTGTGATGGACGAGCGTAGTTCCTTGTGAGAGTTTGAGGTGGCAAGAGACCGCCCCGGTTTGCGCCGGGGCGGTTTTTTGTTTTCAGCGCTCGATCGTGATGCGACTGATGTAGCTGTCGGCATCCCCGAAGGCATCGGCGTTGACGTTCGTACGGATGTAGACCTGCTCGCCGCACGAGCCTTTATCCATCGCGTGGTCCCAGTACGCCTGTGGCGCCGCCGAGAACAGGTCGCCCGGCCTGAGGTCTCGCGCAAGGACGCGCTCTGCTTTGATCCTCATGACAGTCTCCAGTAGCCGTAGACGCAGCGGGTGCCAGAGCGTGATGGGTCGTGAGTGTCGTGAACGACGCCGTCGATGACGGCGGCGTAATGCTTGCTCAGGGCAACGATGATACGGCCCATAGGCAATTCATCTTTGCGCAGATGAACCTTGCAGCCGGTGCCGATACCCATTGTCGGCGTCCATACAAAGCCAAGGCGGGCCATGTACCGCTTGAACACGGCAGACTTGGTATAGATACCGTGCGAGGCCGTGACCTTGCCGAGGCTGCTGCTGCGGCGGCGCTTGCTTTTGGGCGTGATGGCGTTGATGGTCGCCAGTTCGTCATAGACCTGCCGGTAGGGAAGCTGCGCTGCGATCGCAATCGAGCGGGCAACGCAATCACCGGCGTCGCCCTTGAAACCGGCGGCAAGCCGCCCTCCATCGTTGTAGATGGTCTTGGGCGAGCGCCGGGGTGTGATGAGGACGACTGTCATGACACGAACCCCGACTTGGCACGGCCTTCGGCGAGCGCGAGGCGCTGGGCCTGACGTCGCTTGTCGCCTTCGACGTAACGGGCCATCGCCGCTTCGGCTTGCGCCAGCGTCGGGTGCCCGCTGATGATCTGGCCGTCGCGGGCATGCACGCCATAGCCGCCGACGGAGCCGTCATCGTTCTTGTGAAGCTGGATGACGTATCGCTTGGTGCTGGTATTACTCATGTCCGATAACTCCTCTGTGATGGACGAAAAGTATTCTATCAGAGTAGTGCCACCCTGTCAACAGTGACAGAGTGGCACCATTCTTCACCACCCGAACTTTTCAGCGCAGATGGGACCGATGCCGCGCAGTCTCCACTCGCTGCGCAGCGTGGCGTTGCAGACGCAGCAAACGCCGGTCTCCTGCCCGTAGACCTTCGCGGCCTCCGCCGGGTCGGCGACGAACTTGAGAACCTGCGCTTGCTGCTCCGGCGTGCAGTCGCCAGTGGCGAAGAACTTGCCGTCGGCTATCTTGCCGAGGTAGGTCTCGCCGCTCTTGACGTAGAGCGCGCCGGGGTTCTTCGAGGTTGCCTTGGCCGGAGAGATCGTCACGCCGCCCATTGTGATCTTCGGGTTGCGGACGGTGAGGCCGGTCGCCTTGGCCGCAGTGTAGGCCGCTGCCTTGTCGAACGCCGCCTTCAGGCGATCGATACCGGAGGTCTCGACGACCGGCGCCGCTGCCTCGCGCTCTGCCTTGCGCTCCGCCATCTTGGCGAGGTTGCGCTCGACGGCGGCAAGCTGATTGTCGGTGAGCGAGCCGAACTTGTAGAGCGCGTCGGTCAGCGACTTGGCGAACTCATTTCCGCGCGCGACGTTCGAGGTCAGCCACTGCCACGCGGCGGCGTGCTGCTCCTGCCACTGGGTGATCTCGCCGAGGAGGCTCTGCGCCTTCTGCTGCGAGCGGGCGGCGGACGACACGCGGGCGGCGGCGCGGCTCTCCGGCGAAGTCTTGAAAACTTTCTTGCCAGCGCCCTTGCAGTTGAAGCAGTCGCCGATCACGCGGCCAGAATAGGACACGAACTTTCCGGTGCCACGGCATTTCGGGCACGCCTCCTCGAAGCGCTTCTCGAGCGGGATGTAGGAGGCGGGCGGCTGCTTCGGCGTGGCGACCGGGCCTTTGCCTCCCAGCATGTCGGAGAGGTCGTCGTTGAAGTCGTCGTTGGACATGGCTCAGTTCCTTCTGTTGATGACGCAAATATAGTGCCTTTCTGACACTGGTGTCAACAGGGTTATAAGCCTTAAAAAACCCCCTATTTCAGGGGGTTTTAACTGCGCCGGGCGAGCGATCACAGTGGTAGGATATGTGCCATTGCCCGGCGCAGCCGTGACTGGGTCAAGTTTGCAAAGTCACCCAGCTACTTCGTCAGACTTTCGGCAGAAAGTCGAGCCGAGGGAGGTCGTCCCAAGCGCCGCGTTTTCGTTTGCGCTTGCCAGCCATCGCCAGCAAGCCTAGGCCGCTGCCAAACAGCCACACGGCTGCGGGCAATGGTGTCTCTGCCGTACTGAGGTTGCCGCCGTAGCCAGCATCGACAGCCGCGTTGCCGGTGATCAGCAGGTAGTAGCTGCCGCCGGGAAGCACTGCCGAACCGCCAAAGACCTGACAGCTTGGGATGCCGATACAAGCCACTGCCAGTTCTGGGCCGAGGACGGAGAAGTCATCGCCGCCGCCCGGTACGCCGTTAGGCCCGTCGTTGAATACCGTGCCGGTGAAGTTGGTGATGAACTGCGGAGCGCCGTTGGCGAAAGTGTTGACGGCGAACGCGATGGTCAGGATCTGGCTGCCGACGAGATCGAAATTGTAGGTGTCGGCAAACAGTCCAGAGCCACCCAGCCCAGTGCCGGGATCGGTGTTGGAGAACGCACCGGCGCCAGACGTGGGGTTGGTCCCCAAGTTGGAAACGGTGTCCGCCATCGCGCTGACAGTTGTTGCCAATGCGAGGGCGGCGGCAAGCAGAACTTTCTTCATTGTCGCCTCTCTTTCTAGCTAGAAGATGCCCGGTGATTTGCGCTCTCGCGCCCCCGCACCGGGCGACGGGTGTGGCATCAAATTTGGGAGGCTGTACCTAAACCTCCTTCCTCCTGCGACGACGCAAGATGGCGCCGCCTATCCCGATGCCGCTGGCGAACAGCCAGACGGCGCCGGGAATTGGTGTCTCACCCGGTACGTCGAACGGCGTCGGCGTCAGGTCACCAGTCAATCCAACGACGCCAGTACATGCACCGGTGCAGTTGGTCAGCAGAACGTCTGCCGCTGCAATGATGTTAAAGCCGTTGAACTGCTCAGTCGCAAACAGGAAGCCACTGAAGTTGTCGATGTCGAACGCCAGCGTGCTTCCGCATCCGCTCGATCCGCCGTTGCCGCAGTCCGCCGAAATGCCGGTGTTGAAAAACCGGAACGGCGAATTTTGGTAACTGGCGGGACTTGTTTTCGGCAACACCGTGATGCTGCTGCCAGCCAGCACGATTGATGACGCATCAATCACACCGCTGCCAGCAAGGCTCAGCGTGAACAGGAAGTGCGAGCCTGTCTGCAACAGGATGTTTGGGTCCATGTTGACGTCAACGTGAACGTCAGTGCAGAGAGCGTTCTGACATGACGCTGTGGCCGTGCCGAAGCTGCCGGTTCCGGCAAAATCGCTTTGCGTGAACGTAGCCGCCTGTCCAGCCCCGCAACTGACGAGCAAGGCGATGCCCGCCAGCATTCCAGATAATCTCTTCATACGATCTCCTTGCAGCTACCGATTGATCAGAGCCGTCGCCCGCAGCCACGGTAGGAAGAGCGGCGGGTCGGTGTCGAAGTCCGCGATCGCGGGCCATGTTTGCATGGCCTCGCCCCGCAACATGATGTCGTCGGTGCCACCGCCTGACATCAGCGAAGGGTAGAACACTGTTGGTAGCGACGGTCTTACGCTGGCAACTGCCGTCGCCCTACGGGGAGCCACGTTGCTGTTGGCGTCAACGGTCGGCAGCTTGTCGGTCTTGCGGGGGTGCGCGACCCTGACCGGCACGTTGTCCCAGCAGTGGTTGATGGTGTGCCAGTAAATGATCTGCTTGGGATACTTGGCGCGAGCCTCCGCCTTGCTCAGGCAGGGCGTCAGGTTGTCGGCGCCAAGCGCATTGACCACCAGCCCGATGCTGATCAGCGCGATGGCGATGGCAAGCATGACAGCGATAACCACTGCCCATGTCAGCGAGCCGCTGTATTTCATGCCGCCGCCTCCCTGCCCATAGCAGTCGCAGCCTTCCGGCCAAGTGCCGTCGTCGTGAGCGGGGCACGGCGCACCGGGTGGCAGACCATAGCACCTCCGTGCGTGGTCGGGCAGCCGCTTTGTCAGGTCCATTCCCATCGCTGACTAGCCATCAATACCAGCCAGCACTTTTCCAAGTGTGGCCGTGTGCGATAAGTTCTGCCCTCACGCGCTTCATGTGTGCGTTCAATTCCTGCCGCGTAACTTCCTTTGCGCCCTTTGCCACCGCTAATGCGCGGCGCGTCAGGGAAAGATCGTAGTGCGGGAAACTTGCCTTGTCGGGCGACTGATACCATTGGCGCTTCATTCCGATTGCGTCAGCCATTGCGTGTAGCTCGTCGGGCGTATCGGCAAGCATGTGACACATCACCATCCGACCAAAACCGTTCCGTGCTCCGTCAATAAAGACTGTCATCTGTTATTCAGCCATTATCGCGCTGCTTGATTTGTTCGACCTCATCGACAATCACGCGCCAAGCCTTTCCATAGAGTATTTCGTCACGGCTTCCTGATGGCAGAAGTTGCTCCACTAGGACAACGGCGATTGCTTCGTCTAAATCCATCTGTTCCTCGCTATGCGGCGGTCAGCGCCTACTCTCTGGCCCGTTCTTGAGACCATTCTTCTGCCGTAACGCCTTGATCTCGCGCCCGGTACGGAGCGCCCTGATCTCAGCGACCGGCTTGCCGTGCTTTCGCGCCAGATAATTCGCTTCAAGATCGGTGAAGGCCAGATCGTAAATAAGTTGCCCCAGCTTTGTGCGGCCATAAGCAGTGGTCACGGCACCGGCTCGTAGGTGGCGGCGAAGATGTCAGGCTTGCATGGGTAGATTTCGTTTTTCACGCCCTTGATGATCCAGTCGCCGCGCTGTGCCGTCATCGTGCCTTCCAGCGTGTCGATGAGCAGCACACCCTGATGGCCGTCGTACAGGACGTCTGGCCCTTGCAGCCACTCCGGGCGTTCATGCGTGGCCTCGCCGTTCCAGCAGAACGCCTCGACCTCGACCGGCTTTTTTCTAAACAGCATGATCGGTCTCCACTGCTGTCTGCGGCGCCGGGTGGGCTTCCCAATGTTTCTGGATGACGAGGTGAATGTGGTCGAGCGCCTCCATCAGCGTGGCGGCGCGGATGACGGCCTCGTCGCGGGTTATCCGGTAGGTCGTCATCGTGCTTTCCATCAGATTGATGACGCCCTGCAAGGCGTTCAACTGCACCTGATAGCCTTCGATCGTCGTCGTGGCCTCTTTCAGCCTGTGCTGGAGTTCGTCGCGCTCCGCCGCCACCGCTTGATACTGGGCGAGACCTGCCTCGACCTGCTTCTGGCGATGCTCCGGCAAGGTGTCCCCGTTTCCGTTGTTCTTCAGCAGTCCCGTCATAGCAGTTTCCCCTGTTCTGCATTGGCGTCGATGTAGTCCTGATAGTCCTTGGCGATCGCTTCCATGACGGAGATCTCCTCGTCGGCCTTCTCCTTGTCGATGCGTCCCATCTCGACCCACTTGGGGTAGAGCGACTTGCGGAAAGCCAGTTCGCGCCTCACTGCCTTCAGCTTTCTTTCAGCGTCGATCATTGGACAATTCCCCATGCCAGTGCTACACCAGAAAAGTTTTATGTCAACAGGCCGGAGCCACACATGAAGAGACTGACATCGACCGCGCAGGTGATCGATGCCTTTGGCGGCAATAAAAAGTTCGCCGAAGTGGCGCTGACTACTCCACAGGCTGTGAACAACTGGCGGAGAGACAAGGCGTTTCCGGCCAACACCTATCTTATCATTTGCGAGGCGCTCGACGTCGCCGGGCTGTCGGTGCCGGACAGCCTGTTCATGATGCGGACCCGCCGCAAGCAAACCCGCCGGAGACGAAAGTAATGCCAGCCAACAATTTGGCGTGGACGCCGCCAATGGAAGAGCGGCTGCTGCAACTGCTCGACAAGGGGCTGTCGTACCTCGACGTCGCCAAAATCATGTCGCGCGAGTTCACCATCAGACTTAGCAAGAACGCCTGTATCGGGAAGGGCAGACGAATGCAGGTGGCGCTGAGAATGCCCGCAAGGAAAGGATCGGCATGCCGAAAAAGAAACGCTCGAAAAAATCGCGAGGGAAGAAGTCGCCAGCAAAGCGGGCGAAGAAACTCGCCAAGAAAAAGAAGAGTGGGAAGAAAAAGCCAGCAACACCGGCAGAGCCTGAAGCACCGGGCGCAGCCGAACAAAGGGAGAGACTTGACATTACTTCAGTTGCTCCCGACCAGTTGCCGCTGGCCGAACGGAAATAGTCCGAACGTCACGTTCTGTGGTGCTGACAAGGTAGATGGTTCTTCGTACTGCCTGAAGCACGCGCTCATCGCCTCTCCCGGCTTTGGGAGGGAGCGATGAGCGTAGACCGCTTCAGCATTCTCGCGATCGACCCCGGCCTGTCGGGTGCGCTGGCGTTCTACCATCCAGATACGGCCGACGTCGTCAGGGTCTACGACATGCCGCGTGTGGCCGACGAGATCGACGCCTCAGAACTCAGCCGCATCGTCCTCAAGCATTCACCGACCGTCGCCGTCATCGAGAAGGTCGGCCCGATGCCGCGCGACGGCGTGCGACAGGCGTGGCGGTTCAGCGCCGCCAACACTACCGCGCAGGTGGTTTGCGTCCTGCTGAATATCCCTACTTCACGAGTGTCGGCGGCGGCGTGGAAGGCGGGCATGAAGCTGAAGGGCGGCAAGAAAAGCAAGGAGCAGTCACGCCTGATGGCGTTGCAACTTTTCCCGACCTGCTCCGACCAGTTCTCGCGCAAGAAGGACAGCGGCCGGGCCGAGGCCGCGCTGCTCGCCTACTTCATGGCGCAGCGATTTGTTTTCAACAGAGAAGTCAAATGATCGATGGTTACGAACGTCA